CCGCCTGGCGCTCTGCGATATAGCCACGCTCGATCGCATCATCAAGAATCGATCGCGCGGTGTCTTCGTTCACTTCAACGCTGGTGCCGTCGTAGGCTGGAAACGTCACCGGCGAGACTTCGTATAATTTCAATTCCAATAATTCCCGTAGGTCGAATTCGGCGTCTATATCCTCGTGCCAGGTACACCGGATCACCTGAAATCCGAATGACATCCCGTTCACCACGCCCCGCTTGACGTTATCAAATAGATCATTCGCCACTGTGGTGTCGCCCAGGCGAATCGTAAACCGCAAACCTCGCTCGTCTTCATGCAGACTGAGCGTTCCGGCGCTCCGCTTCGCCAACGGGTAATCATCGTTATGATTCCACAACGCCACTTGGTCGAATTCCTGAAGTGTTTTCGTAAACGCACCCGCCCGAATTACCTCGCGATACCAATCCCCGATCTGCGTTTCCTGGTCGAAGACAGCGGCATACCCGGTCAGAATTCGAGTTTCTCCGTTTCCCTCCGCCCGGATTTCGTCCGCCTGAAATGGTCGATCATATTCAATCTTCCGGCGTTCGTCGCGATAAATAATCCCGTTGGCTGGTTTGCGTTTCTTGTTCATTTTTCTTTTTCTTTCTTTTCATCGCCATCGTCGGTGCGCAGACTGACTGGCAGTTTGCCGTCGAGTAGCATATTCGATGGTGTGAGATATTCGTCGCCACCCTCGCGCCGGTTTAGGTCTTCCAGTTTTCGCGCTTCGTTGGGCGACATCATGCCCCACTGGATCGCCTTGGTATGCGCGTCCATTCGCGCCGCCTTATCTCCGCGCAGCAGTGAATCGACTTTGAACTTAAAATAAAACTCCCGCTCGTTGGGCAGCAGCAGTGTGGCGTTCAGTTCCTGCTCGATGTTGACCAGCCACGGCATCAGCGAATACATCACGTATTCAAGCGATTGCTGCTCGATGTTGGAAAACGTCGCCCGCTCCAGATCGCCGATCATGTGCGGTGGTACCCGGAAAATCGAGGCGATTTCGCGCACGCTCAATTTTCGCGAGTCCAGCAGTTGCGAATCTTCCGGCGAAATCCCAAGCGCTTTCGGTTCCGCACCCTCTTCGAGCACGGGTATTTCATGCGCGTTCTGAAGCCCGGCGTATTGTTTGGCGAACGATTCCGAAAGATTTTTATGCGCCGTATCGGTCAAAGTGCCTGGATAGGAAATCACGAAATTCGGCGACGCGCCGTCGCGGAAAAACTTGGCCGCGTATTGATTGATCGCCACCGACAGGCCCACCGTTTCACACGCCGCCTCGATCGGCGACAGGCCCAGCACACCGTTCAACGACAAACCACGAACGTGTAACACCTGCGATGGTTTGCCCGGCCTGGCTGGGTAGCGCGTGAATTCCTTCCCGTCTTTATCCCGTACCTTGTAGGTCACGTTCCAGCCGTTCAGTTCTGTTTTGACGTGATCCGGATGCCACGGCCAGAGCGATTCGACCTCGCCCGCTTTATTGCGAATGATCTCCGCATAGGCGTTGCCCCGCAGATTGAGCGAGGTCATGTGCATTTGTTTGAAACGATACGCCGTCATGAGCGCGTTGGGCGCATCGTGCATCAGGTAATAAAGTGGATGATCTTTCGCCGGTTGGCGATCGCCGTCGGCATCGTCGCGGTAGAGGTGCAGCGATAGTTGACCGACCGATTCGGACAGCACTCGAACGCATGAAAAAACCGCCGCCTGCCGCAACGCCATTTCCGGTGTCAGGTCCAGCCCGGTCATATTGCTGAACGCCACCGTCGGCGGATCGTTGAGCGTATACGGCCAGTAGTCATACTGCCCGCGTAATTCGCGATAGGCTGATTTCAACGCTCGAATCGCCCGATTCAGCATCCCGCACTCCCTCGGTGTACGATGTTGTAGATGATCCCGTTCTCGCGCCGCACGGGTTGGATGTCATGGATCGATTCATAGACCGGCAGGCCGATGTCGATCGCGTATTGTTTTTCGATCTGCGCGCCTGGCGACGATCCCATAAACAACAGCGCGTCGCAGCCTTCCAGGTGTGACAGACACCATTCCATCCAGCGCGGCCACGGCAGACAGACGTTCAACTTTTTGGCCCGCAAATCGGTGTGATACGACAGATGTGGAATAAAGGGATCGTGGCCGAGATTCATCAACGCCACGCCCATGTCGATGGCCCGCCGAACGTTGTGCTGGATCTTCTCATCCGTGTCCGCCGTGTACGGCCCGGCCACGTAAATCCGTAGTGGTCTTTTCGCTGCAAGTTCGTGCATTCGCCGTCTCTTTCCATCGCTGCCAGGCGGTGGGCATTGGCTGGCGCAGCTGGGAAAGGCCTGCGCCAGCCGTTTAAAAGGAACCACTGGGATTCGCCTTAGTCGAAACGGTTGTATCGTTTCGGCCCTCGAAAAGTGTGGATCAGTTGAAACATCTTTTCGTTTAAACTGAACACACGGTCGAGTTCCGCTCCAGTTCGTCTGGCAGTCTGGAAAAAAACATAGCGCAATTACACCAGGTGTCATATAGGGGATTTGACGATTTTTACATATCTGTAAATCGGGAGGGAACTTTTTTACATATCTGTAAATTTACTACATAAATCGAAACATCTTTTTTGTTTCGATTCTCGAAGAGTGTGGCTTGCAGGATCGGCTTTTGGATCCTACAAACACACGGTCGAGTCACTACCACCTTTCCACTCACGCCCGCTCCGTCGTCGTGAAATGGTACTGACAATCCACACAATGCCGATACCGTTTTAGCACTGTTTTTTTTCCATCAACCTTTTGAACAGTCGAATCGACTTTGCTCTTTGCCCCACAAATCGGGCAGGACATTCCCTTGCTCATCGCCATCCTCTCCTTTGCCATTGCATCCCTCAGCCCAGCCGAAACGGTCGTTTCGTTTCGGCCCTCGAAGAGTGTGGCTTTGTCAAAACGTCTTTTTGTTTTGACGAAACACACGGTCGAGTTCTAATATTCTGCTTCATTATCCCACCGTCAGGACGCCGCGCGTTTCGTAGACGCTGGTCGTGGTGTTTTGCACCATCGCGCGGGCGCTGCCCATGATTCCCGCGATCGGGCCGTCGATCTTTTCGGTGGACTTTTCCTTGTCCGGCTTGATGTTGCCGTTGGCGTCGGTTCGCACCGTGATGTTCGAGGCCATCCAGTACATTACCGGATGGCCGCCGTGGTGAAGCGTGCGCTCCAGCACCCGGCGCTCGATATCCTTCGACGGGCCGCTCATCCCCGCGATGCCCTGGTTGAATTGCACCACGGTAAACCCGTCATCCATCAACTGCGTTTGTAATTGCGTGGAGTTCCAGCGGTCGATCGCGATCTCTTCGATCTTGACCAGTTTGCCGAGTTGCCCGATGTCCACGCGGATCACATCATAATCGATCACGTTTCCCTCGGTGGCCTTGATATACCCCTGCTGGATCCACGTCAGGTAAGGCACGCGGTCCTTGTCCTGCCGCTTTTTGGCGTTGTCGGCGGGAACCCAGAAAAACGAAAGCCACACGTGTTCGCGTCCGGCCCCAACGGGAAAGACCGCCACGCCCGCCGCGATGTCGGTCGTCGTCGCGAGGTCCAGGCCCAGGTAGCACGGCCTGTTTCGCAGCGCGTCCGGAACCCGGACCGCCCCGTTCAACTGCGGTTGCCAGGCCCGCCAGGCCGTGCCCGCTTCCCAAGGAATGTACGCGCCCGATCCGTGGCATTGCTTCCAGGTGTCCATCGGCAGCCAGCGCACATCCTGCTCGGTCCAGATATTGAGCGAGTAGCGCAAAAACTGATTGAGCGCTGTTGGCATTTCCTGAGCCTTGCGCGCGTCCTCGGCCAGCGTTCCCTCTTTCAGCGTGTTGCCGAGCGACGGGTTGGCCTGCGCCCAGACCGCTCGATCGCTGTAGACCGCCGGATCGTAGGGATCGAGATCGGGATCGATGATTCGGATGTAGGGCAGAAACGCATCGTCGTGAATGATCCCGTCGCGCACCTTTTCGGCATATTCGTGCTGCGCCCAGCAGATCGAGGTTTTGTCATAGCCTGCCGTGGTGATCGACACCAGCAGCGGTTGACGCCGCGCCCGCCCGCCGTATTGAAGCGTGTCCCAGAGGTCCGGTTTCTGCTGCGCGTGCAGTTCGTCGAATAAGAGCGCCGAAATATTCAGCCCCTCTTTCGTCGGTACGTCGGCGCTCAGCGCTTTGTAGATCGAATGCGTGCGGTGATACTCGATTCGTTTGACGGATTTATAGATCACCAGTTCGTCGCGCAGGCTGTTCGACGCATTCGCCATCTTCGACGATTCGTCGAACACGATCGCCGCCTGGTCACGATCCGCCGCCGCGCTGTAGACCTCGGCGCCCAGCTCCCCGTCGCCCATCAGCATGTACAGCCCGACACCGGAACACGTGGGACTCTTGCCGTTCTTCTTTGGGATCTCGATATAGGTCTGGCGGTAACGCCGTGTGCCGTCGGCCCGCTTCCAACCGAACAGCGGCATGAGCACGTCGTACCGCTGCCAGTCCATCAGCCGGAACGCCTGGCCGCCCCATTCACCTTTCGACAATCGTAGGAACCGCTCGAAGAAAC